TCAGCGTCCCCACCGTCTGCAGCGTCATGCTGTAGAGGTCGGGGTCGCTAAACAGCGATGAGGCGTTGAAGTTGAAGCTGTCCGTTGGCCCCGACGCCGTAACCACGCCGCTATCAGCCTGCAACACGCCCGGATGATCGGTTGGCGTGCCGCCGCCCTGCGTGTTGGCAGGGTCGGCATAGAAGCTGTTGTCAATAGTTGAACCAGCCGCGTCCTGCCAAGTTCCGCTCGCGCTCTCGGAGAGCGTCGTCACCGGCCCGACGAAATCCGTTCCGCCCACCGCGATGCTGATCGGCGCGGCAGTCGTTCCGCTGTTGGTGATCTGAAAACTCGTGGTGTCGAGCGTGTTTGATCCCCCGGTAGTCTGTGTCTGGGCGCTGCCGAGGAACGTCAACGCCCCGAAGGTCAGCGTCCCTGTCGTGATAGTACCGATCGCCGAATTGGTGTCGCAGGCGTTGTTGTCGATGCACTGGAACACGTTACCGTCGACGTCGGCAGTGAACTGCAGGACGGCGCTAGCCTGTGCCAGCGGTAGCCCGGCGAGGATCGTGGCGGCGAGAACGAGTCGGCGCATATGGCTCTCCTTAGTTGCATCGTCACGGGCCGCCCCCGGATCATTCTATAGCGCACCGTTCAGGAACTGTCGCGACGACATTGACAATCATCCGCGCTGTCTAATAGTCTAGACACGTCACCAAAAGGAGCGCTTGCGCCAACCGGACGGTGGCCCGTGCAGTCGCTTGGTTGACGCCGGCACCCGGAAGTGCGCCGCACCAATCCGGATTAGCCCGCCGCCATCCCATTGCGAACCAGTCAATCGGTTCAACCGGCGAGGCGCCTCTGCGCCCGCCGCCTGCAATGGAGATCCGGCATGGCCGTCGGCGCACAGGGCGCAGCTCCCTCTGGTACGTATATCGAAACCGCAGCGGTCGGGGTGAAGGAGGATCTTGCGGACATCATCTACCGCATCGATCCCGACGAGACGCCGCTGGTCTCGGCCTGCTCGCGCGTCGGCGCCAACCAGGTGCTCACCGAGTGGCTCATCCAGGAGCTGAACGCCGCCGCCGATAACGCCCAGCCCGAAGGCTTTACCGCGGTGATGCAGACAGTGCTGAAGCCGGTCAGGCTCAATAACGTATGCCAGATCCTGGCGCGGACGGTGGGCGTCTCGAACACGCTGCGCGTGGTCGATATGGCCGGCGGCGAGGACGAGTACAACCGGCAGTTGATTTTGCGCGGGATGGAGGTGAAGCGCGATCTCGAACTGGCGGTGACCTCGCCGCTGGTGCGCACCATCACCGATCCGCGGCACATGAGCGGCCTCCCCTGCTACACAGTGAACGGCAGCCGCGGCGCCGGCGCCGGCGTCATGCCAGTTGGCGACGGATCGAATGCGGGCACCGCCGGCACGCTCCGCGATCTCGACCTGGCCACCGTCAACACCGCCGTGCAGCAGTGCTGGCAGGCCGGCGGCAAGCCGACGCTCGCGATCATGAGCGGAAACATTAAGAATTATTTCAGCACGCTCAGTCAGGGCGGCACCGCCAACCCGATCGTGGCGCAGAACATCCAGAGCGTCACGGATCGGCAGGGCGTCACGATAATGGGCGCCGTCGATGTCTACCGCACCAACTTCGGCGCGCTGCAGCTCGCCCCCGACCGGTTCTGCCCGCTGCACCAGATCCTGCTGGTGTCGCCGGACTATCTGGAAATCGCACCGCTGCCTGATCGGGATATGATTCAACAGGACTACAGCGTCACCGGTGACAACTCACAAGGTGGTGTGGTGTTCGAAGGATGTATTCGTCCGACTGCGCCCAAAGCTCACGCGACAATATTTGACCTAAATCAGTGAGTTACTGCAACTGTTCTTGTGGTATACTAAAGCAATGACAACATTGCAACGGTTTCCCGTCGATCTGGATGAGATGTTTGCGCGATGCACCCCGATACCCTTCAGCGGGTGCTGGGCATGGGACGGTACGTTGGCTCACGACGGCTATGGCCGACTACCGTCCGGCCAACGTGGCGTTAGCTTCCCCGCGCATCGGGTTGCTTACGAGTATGCCAAAGGGCCGATTTCCGATGGACTGCAGATAGATCACCTGTGCCGCGTGAAATGCTGCATCAATCCCGACCACCTGGAGGCAGTGACGCCGAGCATGAACGTGCGGCGTGGGCTCGTACCAGTCACCGCATCTATCCACATGAAGGCAGTGAAGGCCAAGCAGCGCGCTAATCCGGCACCTTGTTGCAAGCGCGGGCATGCGTTTGATGCCGAGAATACTTACGTGGATACCAAGGGTATTCGGCACTGTCGCACTTGCAAAAGAACGACGTTCAGGATCTGGGATCAGGCAGGGGGGCGGAAGAAATGAAGCCCCCGCTGTACCACCGCTACGATCCGGTAACGCAGCGGGCGACCGAAATCACGACCGATCCCGAAACCGGCAACCTCATCTTCGTCCATAGCCAGAATACTGCGCCAATCGTGGAGAGCGCGAAGCGGTTGGCGTCCAATTTCGACAAGCACGCAAAACGTCCGGACGGCTTCGTACATGTCGCGCGCCTTCCCGGCGTCATCGTCCAGATGCTCATCCGGGAAGGCATTTGGAACGATACGCAGGCGCTCAACGCCTGGCTCGACCGGCGCGAGAACCGCGTTTTCAGAGTGGATGATGGAAGGAAATTGTAATGGCCAGCCAGACTGCTGAACACGCCCACCCGGCCGCCGCCCAGGCACCTCCTAAGGTGCCACCGGCTAAGCGCGCGGAGCCGATCCTGTTCGAAGATATCGACAAGGTGCTGCTCGTCCGGGTGTTCGGCGAGGACGTGGATATCAGCGCCGCCAAGGCGAAGGCCCTCGCACAAGGCGTCGCCACGGCAAAGGCGGGCGACGAACTGGAGGCATCGCGGATTGAATTCGACCCGGCCGCGACCGGTGCGCAGCGCAAGCAGGCGGCGGTTGCGAGGGCGCAGGCTGCGGTCAGGGCCGCCGCAGAACACGGGACGCCGCAGGAGAAGGAAGCCGCCGCGGCGGAACTCAAGCGCGCCCAAGCCCTGCCCGGCTAATCCGTGGCGACCTACCAGCAGCTCCAGGACGACGTCAGCGCCTGGCTGAACCGGCGCGATGTTGGCTCGCTCATACCTGGCTGGGTCGCCATGGTGGAGACGGAGATCGCCGAGACACTGCGCGCCCGCTGCCAAGTCAAATCGGGCGTGCAGGCGCTCTACAGCCCTTACATCACCCTGCCGCCCGATTTCGCCACGATGGAGAGCATCCGCGACAATGCCACGGGCGAACTGCTGGAGCTGAAAGACGAATGGAGCGGGCACTGGTTTGCGTCCTACAATCAGGGCGGCCAAACCAATCCGCAGCCCCTGGCGACCGCATACCGCCTGCTGCACGACTGCATCGAGTTCCTGCCGCACCCGTCTCCGGATGCGAGCGGCTGCCCGCAAGAGATACTCATGGGGTGGTACGCGAAGCCGGCGCCGCTGCTGTTGGCGGCTGATACCAATCCGGTCCTGGAGCAGCTCTACAGCGTTTACCTGTTCGGTGTCTGCAAATACGGGGCGATGTTTGAACTAGATGACGACCGCGCCGCGCAGATGGACGCGCAGTGGCAACAGGTCGTGACCCGAGCGAACAACTGGAAACAATTCTCGGACTACAGCGGGGCGCCGTTCCGCAGCGAATTAGCAACGGTATTCTGATGGCCTGCGGGTGCGCAAAGACGGCCCGCCGCTCGACCCAGGCGACGGCGGCCTCCCCGACGATCGGCAGCAACTCGATGGTGCGCCCGCGGCCGTTCGGCGTCTGCAGCTACGGTACCGGGCCGTATTCCCGCTACGGCCCTGACTGGCGGCCTGCCGGAGCGTGCGAGCCGGGGACCTGGCAGACGCCATGGTGGGCAGCAGACGACGGCACGCAACCGATAATGGCAACGAGGCTCGCATGAACGACTACACGCGTACGCCAAACTACAGCCTCTACAAGCCAACGGTTGATGCCGACGATGACGTTTGGGGCGATCACCTCAACGCCAATGCCGACACGCTCGACGCGCTGATCGGCAAGCTCGATGCGAGAGGCTCGGGTGGCGGCACCATTCTGGTGGGCGATTATCTCCCCCTAGGGCAGCCGGATGGCGTCACCGACAACGCGGCTGGCATTCAGGCGGCAATCGACGCGGCCGCAGGCATGACGCCGGACATCGATCGCGCGGCAGCGCCAGGATTCGCACGGCTGCTGATCCAGGCCGCGTCAGCGCCGTACATTATCGGCACATCGCTTTACGTTCCATCGCACAGTCACATCATCATCGAGCACGGCGCGACGCTGAAGCTGGCACCGCAGACCAACGCGCATATGTTCCTGCTGTGCAACTTTGCGCATCATGTGACGATCGAGCTGTATGGCACGCTGGACGGTAATTCGTCGCAGCAGTCCTTTACCACCACTGATCCGACGTATCCGCCGCCAACAAACAAGCCACCGACAAGCGTCAGCGGTGGTATCCACAATGATCGGATTTGGGGCGGGCCGACAAGAAATCCTATTGTACAAGGCGGTTTTTGCAG